TTACTTTAACAGGTAACGTATTCACAGACGAAGGTTTTTATGGCAATAGAGTATGGAACGAAGATAATAGTTCTTTACGATTTGCTACTAACAACACTGAAGTTGCTAGGTTTGATAGCTCAGGCAACCTCGGTATAGGTACTATTTCGCCTTCAAGACAACTAACATTACAAAATTCTGGTAATGCTGTTGCAGCTATAGTATCAGGAACAAGTAGTTTAGCTCAGTTAGCTTTAGGTGATACTGATGACGATAATTACGCACAAATACTATTAGATAATTCTACTAATAAGTTACAAATTCAAAATGGTGGTGGGGGTGCTATTGGTAATAGAGGTATTACTTTAGATTCTTCTGAAAATGTTGGTATAGGAACTTCTTCACCAGCAGTAAATTTAGATGTTCAAGATTCATCCCAAGCTGTTATTAGAGCAGGTGATGGCTCAACTGTTGATATGCGTATGGTTGCTGATGTTTCTTCAGGTGTCGGTAGTATTAGAACATCTGGTAATACTTCTGTTATGGGATTTTTTACTGGTGGTAGTGAAAGAGCCAGAATAGACAATTCAGGTCGTGTAGGCATTGGTACAACCTCTCCGGGAGCTAGATTACAAATAAATGGTTCATCAACAGACACTTCTGCTTTCGCTTTAATTGCTAGAAACTCTGGAGGAACTTCATTATTTAGTATTAGAAATGATGGTCGAGTTGATATCCCAACAGGTAATTTAAATGTTACTAACGATGTTGCAGTCTCAGGCAATCTAACAGTCACCGGTAACGCAACTATCAACGGTAATCTAACCTTTGGTAACGCAGCAACCGACACAGTTTCTTTCGGAGCTGATATAGATTCAAACATTATTCCAGACGATGACAATACTTATGACCTCGGCAGTTCTTCACAGGAATGGAAAGACTTATACATAGATGGTGTGATATATGCCGACCAAATAGACCTAGGCGACAACGAAAAGATTAGACTAGGTGCTAGTCAAGATTTAGAAATCTACCATGATGGTAGTAATAGTTACATTTGGGAAAAAGGTACAGGTAACTTAATAGTTCGTGGTACTGAATTTAGACTGCAAGATAGTTCAGGTAATCAACAGCTTGTAACAAACTCTGGTGCAGGTGTTGGTCTTTATCATAACGCTTCTATTAAAATGGAAACAACCTCATCAGGAATAGATGTTACTGGTACAGTCGTTGCAGATGGTTTAAATCTCGGCACTACTGGAAACGCAACCCTAGCAAATATTCTTTCTGCTGATAATACTTCTAACACATTAATTAGTGGTGGTAACGCAACCAACGCAGGTGCTAACTATGCTTTATTTGGTGGCAGTCATGCTTCACTTGCGAATGTTCATCGTTGGAGAAATGGTGGTACAGAAATTGCTAGATTTGATGCTTCAGGCAGACTATTAATAGGTGGCACTTCTACTTCTTTCAACGATATATTGCGTGTTTTTGGCGATGGTTATGCAGGTGCATGGAGAACAGGAACTAGCTCAACTTATGTTGGTAAAATGCATAACAACGCAGGGAAACTGGCACTAGAATCAGATGGTAGTAGAGATATACAATTTGGTAATTCTACAAATACGCAGGTAATGTATATTGATACCTCTGCACAAAACGTAGGTATAGGAACTGCTTCACCAAGTGCTAATCTGCATTTAAAATCTACAGATGCACAAAAACCTATAATACAACTAGAAAGCACAGCTGCTTCTGGTGCAGATAATTACATAAGATATGGGGATAGTTCCGAAAATTATTCTTATGCTTTAGGTATTGATGATACTGGTAATACTTTTAGATTAGCGTATGATGGCACAAGTTTTGATGGAGCAGCAGTAGGCACTAATGATTTGTTCACAATTTCATCAAACGGCAACGTAGGGATTGGAACTACTTCGCCAAGTCAGCCTTTAGAAGTTGCAGGTAACATACAGGCTACAGGCACAAGGTCTATATCAGCTCTTTATGATTCTAATCATTACATGAGACTTGAAGCTAATTCTTCAGGTGGTATTTTAAAAGGTACAGATGGTGGAGTAATAACAACTCTAGTTAGAACTTATGGCGATTCATATTTTAATGGTGGCAACCTTGGTATAGGAACTAGTTCGCCTTCAGACAAAGTAGAAGTTTATGCTAATGGTGCAGATGTTGCTTTAAAAATTCACGAAGATGCAGGAACACATACAGCAAGATTACATTTAAGAGAAGGCACACAAGATACTTATATCCAAAATAGGGCTGGAAATGGTTTTGAAATTAGAACAGAAAACAATATTTCTACTTCTAGTACAGCAGCTATGCAGATTACAGCAGGTGGAGATATTACTACTGGTTATAATCTTACTGTAGGCGGCAACCTCACAGTCTCTGGAACCACCACAACACTTAACACAGCAACCCTAGATGTCGAAGACAAAAACATAACTCTTAACAAAGGCTCAGGAGATACTTCAGCTTCAGCCGATGGAGCTGGTATTACTATCCAAGATGCAGTCGATGCTTCTACTGATGCTACCTTGCTTTGGGATGCTACTAACGATAAGTTTGATTTCAGTCACAGCATACAAGTACCTGACAATGCGAATGTCAAGGTCGGTAGTGCTGGTGATTTATTCATGGTACACAATGGTACTAACTCTTTTATACAGAACAAAGTTGGTGATTTATATCTAGAAAATGCTTCTGACGATAAAGATATTTTCTTTAGAAGTGATGATGGGTCAGGTGGTTTAGCTACTTACATGACTATAGATGGGAGTCATTCAAGAATATCTGTAGCAAAAGAACTTATAGCATTAGATAATATACCTATAAGAGTAGGTAGTGGTGACGATACAGCATGGAAACATGATGGCAGTAATACTTATTTAATAAATAAAACAGGTGATTTTTATATACAAAATACAGCAGATGACAAGGATATTGTCTTTCAGTCAGATAATGGGTCTGGTGGTGTTCAAACATATTTCTTTTTAGATGGAAGTGCTGAACAAGTTGTCTTTGAAAAAGCTGCAAGATTTACAGACAACGATAAAGCTATCTTCGGTACTGGTAGTGACCTAGAAATCTATCATAATGGTTCAAATTCAATTATAGATAACAATACAGGCGATTTAGTTCTTAGATGTGATAGTGACGATATAAAAATACTATCAGAAGATGACGTTGTAATAGGAGATAATGATGATTCAACAAGATTTGCAACATTTACCAATGGTGGGGCAGTAACATTATTTCATAATGGCTCAAGCAAACTAGCCACCACCTCAACAGGTATAGATGTTGATGGTGGTTCTGGAACAGTTGTCAAAATTGGTGACAGTACAAATAATGTAGCTAAAGGAATTGAATTTTTATCATCAACAAGTGTTGATGCCTTTATGAAGCTAACAGGTCAATCAGGTACTCTTGAAATAAGTGCTGGTCGTAATGCTTCTTGGGGTGGTGAGATTGTATTATCTACTGATACAGATGAACGTATGCGTATTGATTCATCAGGCAACGTAGGTATCGGAACTACTTCGCTAAGTTCACCAAACTCTTTTGCTAGGTCTTTAAAAATTTCAGGTACATCTGCTTCTTTAGTTTTAGAAGATACTGACCACACAACTTGGGAACTTGGGAGTGCATCAGGTAATTTTAAAATATTTGAAGGTACTAGCACTTTTCTAACTATTGATACTTCAGGCAATGTCGGTATCGGAACGAGTTCGCCAGTTTATCAGTTTAATGTAGAAGGTAGTGGCGATACCATAGCAGCTGTTACTGCTGGTGCTACAAGTGTTGCAGGAATTAATTTAGGAAATACTACTAATCGTGCAGATGGTGGAATTCGTTATGATAATAGTGCAGACAGTTTAATATTTAGAGCAGCAAATGCAGAACAAGCCAGAATAGACTCCTCTGGCAACGTAGGTATCGGAACTACTTCGCCAAGTGCTAAGTTGGATGTTGAAGGTGATGTAGAAATTACTTCTGGTAGATTAAGAATATATGGAGCAAGTGGCTCAACTTCAGAATTACAACTTTATGACGTTGATAATGGTACAAGTTCTACCGATGGTTTTCTTTTAAAAAAATCTGGCAACCATGCAACTGTCATCAACAGAGAATCAGCAGGCTCTTTAATTTTAGGAGCAGGCGATAGTGAAGCAGCCAGAATAGACAGTTCAGGCAAAGTATTAATAGGTTCAACTACAGCTCCATCTGGTTCTTCAATACACACTTTAATTGCAAGTACAACTAATGCGGGTTTACAGCTTTCAAGAACTGATGCCACTGGTACAGGTGGTGCGATACTAACAACAGGCAATAATTTAAGATTTTATACTCATAGTGGTGCTATAGGCTCTGAATCTTATTCAGAACGTATGCACATTAACTCATCAGGCAACGTTGGTATCGGAACTACTTCGCCAGCACAAGCCTTAGAAGTAGCTGGTTCAATTAGAATTGATAATGGTGCAAGTTTTACTGCTTATGAAGTCTATAGAGATAACATACTATACGGAAAAGTTGGTGGTGGTTCTAATCAATTTACAATTCAAGCTGATAATAGTAAAAGTTT